TGCTGCCGCTGTTGTTGTAGATGACAACCGTCGCACCAATCGGGAACGCCGCTGCGCTGTTGGCCGGGATCGTGATGCCGCCGGTGGTGATCGAGATGTGCTTGCCGTTGTCGGTCAGCGCCAGTTGGTAGGCTGCCGTTTGGGCGTTCTGCGGCGCACCGCGGTAGCCGATGCTGGTCGCGCCAATCGTGCCAGCGGCCACAAGCACCACGTCTTGATCCAGCGCCGTGATGTCGTCGTTGGCGCCCGACTTGGCTGCCCCCAAGGCGGTGCGCGCGTTGGCCGCCGTGGTCGAACCCGTGCCGCCGTTGACCACCGCGACGACGCCAGTGACGTTGGATGCAGTGCCGGTGGTGTTGCCGTTGAACGTCACGCCCGACCCGATGGTGCCGCCGGTGATGGCTACCGCGTCGGCGTTCTGGAACGCCAGCGACCCAATCGTGACGATGTTGTCTACTGTCCAAATCGTGGCGTTAGCCGAATCGGTCAGCACGACCTTGTACGAGGTGCCGTTGCTGTACCAGATGTTGGCCTCGCCGCGGGAGTCCAAGATCACCGGGTTGGTGTTGGCCACATTGCCAGTGCTGGTGGTATAGGTCGCCACCGGTGTGGTTGTGCCGGCGGCGTAGGTGTAGACCTTACCGCCGACCAGCGGCGCGCCGGAAGCGTCCAGAAACTGCGCTTTGGGTGAAGGGGAAAGGACGGCCATTTAGTAGCTCCCATCTGAGCTGATGTTGTTGGTCACGGTAAGGATGATCGAAGGAATGGACGGATGCACGGCGGACGCAGCTTCTGCCAGAAGGATAACCGATGTGTTGTCCACTTCCCACATCAGTTCGATATAATCCCCCGCGTTCAACTGAATGATGTAATTCCACGCCGCAAGAACTTCTGCGTTGTTGCCTTGTATGCGGATTTGGCCGGCGCTGTCCGGCACGTTTACACCATTCTTACGCAGCCAAATCCAGACGAACCCGACGCCGCCGGCTGTTTTATCAACTTGCGCGGAAAATTGCACGTTATATACGTTCAGCGTATCAACGTAGATACGCGACGTAGGTGTGCCGCGGGTGACACCAACCGACAAATCAACCGTGTTGAACGTCATCGCGTAGGCGGTGTTGATAGCTGCTGCCGTCTGCGTGGTAGTGTCGTAGAACGAACCGTAGCGGCGGCGGGGCAACTGCGGCGTGTACGGCGGCGACACGGACAGGTTCTGGATTTCGGTTTGCAACACAGCCGCCAGCGACGCAGCGTCGCTGTCAGGGCCGATCTGCAAGTCTTGCAGCGTGAAGTCGTTCTGGCCGCTGCCGGTCAACTGAAACAGGCTTTGGAAAAACCTGAACCATTCGCGGCTGACCAGCCCTGTGTTCGGGTCAGCCAACTGCACGCGCGGCGGCGTGATGTTGGTGATGTTGACGGCGTTAGGCATTGGTGCCGCTCAACATTAGTTCGGCGTCGATGATGACCATCTTGACCGGATCGGTGCCAGACACCTCGTACACGCGGTCGCGCAGTTTCATCGTCATGCCCAAGCGGCGCCAGATGGCGCGCTGGCCGTAGCCGCCGATCCTGCCGATAGACACCCAATGCTCGTTCGACCATGTGTGACCGCCGTCGTCCGACCAGCGCAGCATAACCTGTGGGTTTGCGCCCTGCACAGACCCCAAGGAAACTTCGATAAAGTCGCCCGACTCCGTGATAAGGAAGTCGCCGCCTTCGGTGAGCAGCAAGTCGTTAAAAACGTCGAACGGGTCGTTTCCTGACAGGCCGACGCCGGACTCAAACATGATCTGAAGGTTGTGCTGCGCCGTGCGCTTCAGGTTGTTCTGGCCGGTCGGCAACGCCCGCCACGACCGCAGCCACTTCTGCGGCGTGCCGTTGTCAGCGTAGGTCGTCAGGTCAAAGGTGTAGATGTTGCCGTTCAGGTGATCGCCGATGACGATGTTACCAAGGAAGTTGCATTGGCTGTTGCCGCGGTGACGCGAGAACACGCCTTCGTTGAAATAAGCCCGCTCATGCCAAGCCCCGGTAGCGACATCCAGAACCCACGTCGTGTTGGCAGAGGGGAAGTTCAGGACGTAGAAGGCGTGGCCGTCCTGCTGGTAGGTGTACGCCACCGCGTCGGACATATTGAGGTATTGCTGTATTTGCCACTCAACCGCGTGCGTGGACACGCGCTGGCCAACGTAGCCGGTCGCCCGGTAGACGATGCCTTGGCCGCGCGCGTCGGTTCCCAACCAAAACACACCGTTGTCCAGCTTCGCGATGGAATACGGCGCAACGCAGCCGATCTCGTTGAACGCGCCTTGGATGCGTGCCAGCGGAAAGTCCGCCGTGCCGGCGTTGTACCAGACTTCGGTGCTGTCGGTGCCGAACACCCACACTTCGCGGTGATCGACGATCAGGCCGACGATGCCATCTGGCGATCCTTCGGCGCTGACGAAATCCAACGGGTCGATCTGCGTGCCGTCCAGCAGGCTGGTGACGTACAGGCGCTGGCTGTTGGGCGGGTTGAACACGAAGTAGCCGTCGAGATACCCGACCGTCACCGCGCCTGGGAAGTCAGGGTCGGTGACTTGCACAAACGTGTTGGTGGACTCGGTGTAGACGAAAGCATCCGGGTTGCACGCAAAGATGATCTGGTCGCCGTTGTCGGCAATGGACACCGGCCCAGTGCCAGTCACTGACCCCAGCAGAACCGGCGTGCCGGTCAGCGAGGACAGTTTGTAGACCTCGTTGCCCGACACAACGAAGAAGTCAGAGCCTTGCGTCTGGTGCGCCCACAGCCCCCGGATTGGCCCTGTGCCAACGGCCTGCTGTAGCTTCAGCCCAGGCGCGCGGTTGAGGAACGCAGGCATCTGTCCACCCTCAGGCACAACCTCTGGGAAGAGATTGACCATGCGCGCGTCCGCAGCGTTGATGCTGCGGGCCACATAGCTTGAACCGAGGATGGGCGACTTCATGCGTTATTCCAGTTCGTCGTCAGCGTCGTCTGGTTCTTCCGGCGTTTCCGGTGCGTCGCACCAGTTGCAAGGTTCACCGCGCTCAACGCTTAACCATGCCTTGTCAGGCTTGCAGTAGTGCGTCCACATCATGCGCCCTTTGTCCTAACAGACCAGCTAAACGTGCGGTTAGCCGCAGCGGCGCTTGCAAGCTGAATTTTGAAAGTTGTCGAACTTACTGCTTCAACCCACCACCGTTCAAGGGTGTCGCCTTGCGCGGTTGCCAAAACATCGTTGATGGTAAAGGTGGGCGACAAGCCAGGATCAACCACAATGCTTGTTTGTGTTGATGGAACCGTTGCGGAACCGCTGTTGCTGGTGCGGTAGCCGGTGTTGTAAGAGATGTATTTGGTTGTGCCGCTGCCGCCGTCGTTAATGCCGCCAGTTCCGTTGCCGGTCAACAGATTGCCGGTAATAATATAGCGGTCACTAGTGCCGGCAGCGACATTAATGCCGTACCGCTGAGTACCAAAGGACGTGATAACGTCGTTGGTCAAAATGCAGTTTGTAACGGTAAAATCCGTGGTGTTGGCCGCAAACGCAATGCCATCATATGTGTTTGCAGCGTCAACGCTGTTGTCCCGCGCCGCAAAACCGTTGAACACGGTTCTGGTGCAGTTCGCATTGACCAACGCGCCATAAGTGCCGCTGTTGATTGCTTGGCCGCCCGTAAACCGAATGCCGTCAGTTTGCGACAGCTCAACACCCGATTTTAGATTGCCGCGCCCGTTGCTAAACCAGCAATTATCAAAGTCCGTTTCAATGGTTTTTTCAACAATAGCCGGGTTTGGCGCGGCGTCAAAGTAGCTTGCCTCAAACTTGTTAAAGGCAGGCCGAACACCATCGGCGTAAACCGAAGCCGTCGAGATCAGCGGATAAGCGCCTTGGAACGTGTAGCAGTTGCTAAAGTTGCAGCCCTGTGCAAGATTTTCTAGCCGGAAGCAGCCGAGCGCGCACAACGTTGTGTTAGAATTTAACACGTATGTCCAGTTGGCCGAGATGTTTTCAGAGTCAAACACCCACATGCCTATATGGGTGCAATCTTCAAAAGAGCTTCTTTCAACCAAACAACTGTTTGAACTGGTTCCGCCCGCATAGCCAATATAAGCGCGGTATACGTAGACGTTTACAACATCTACGTAAAAACAATTGCCAAGATTAATAGCAGTCCCGCCAGCCGTCCCTTGGCTGCTGTAAACAATAGATAGGTTTTCCACACTACCGTAGCTGTTTATGCTAGGTGAAATGTCGCAATTTATCGTTATAGCTGACGCCGTAGCTTGCTGAATTACAGTGCTGCGCTGATTTTCGCCGATCAGCGACACGTATGGCTTCAAAACAAGGGCGCCAACCACACGGTAAGTGCCTGTCGGCAAAAATACACTGCCGCCTCCAGCGGCAAAACAAGCATCAATCGCTGCTTGAATTGCCGCCTTGTCGTCCGCAACGCCGTTACCGACCGCGCCAAAATCTTCAACGCTAATAGTTTCGCGCATCTTGTCTTGCGCGGTACGCAACGTCGCCCCCGTACCAGACTGCAAGAAGCCGATGGTGGTCATCCCGGCGCGTTTGGTAACGCCGCCCTGCACGACCGGCATCTCGACCGCGCTGTCCAGCGGTGAGGTTGCCAACGGCAACTGAGAGATTTTGACGTTAGCCATCGTCAGTAGTTCCCTGCGAAAATGTTGAACCGCTGACGGGTCGCCACGATGCTGTACGGCATGGACATGATGTCGTCAGGGTTGTTGATGCGCTTGAGGTTGCGCTTGCTGGTCATGGCGATCCGCTGCACTTGGGGCGACGGTTCGACGCCG